ATAATACTAATGTAAAAGTTTATGATTTAAGTAATAATAAAATGGTACATTGTAAAAAAATTATTAAAAATTATGAAGTATCAAATTGGGTAAAACTTAAATTTTCAAATAATAAAGAATTAGTTGTTACTGACGACCATCCATTATATTTAGAAAATAAAGGAAGAACTTTTGTTAAAAATATTACTATAAATGATGAAATTTATTATAAAACAGATATAGTTAAAGTTATATCTATTGAGCCTATTAATAATAAAGTATGTAATTCATATGATGTAGAAACTGAAACTGATAAATTTTGTTTAAGTGGCTTTAATTCCGGTAATTGTAGAACCCGCGTAATAGGAAATGTAAATGGAGAAGAAATTAGTGATGGAAGAGGTAATTTATCATTTGTAACTATTAATCTTCCGGCTATAGCCATTAGATCTTCTAAAAAAAGTAATTCAATAGAAGAATTTTGGAAAGAATTAGAAGAAAAATTAATAATGTGTGCAGGTATAGAATTAGATAGATTTGAAATCCAGGCTAAAAAGAAATTTAGAAGCTTTCCTTTCTTAATGCAACAAGGTTTATATTATACTTCAAATGATAAAAAACATTCTCAAGATGATGAAATTAGAGAAATAATAAAACAACGGTACTTTATCAATAGGTTATATAGGTATCTATGAAGTATGTAAAGTATTATTAAATAAAGTATTACGGACAAGATAAAGAAGCTTTTGATTTTGGATACCAAATTGTTAAACATATTCGAGATTTTTGTGATAAAAAAACAAAAGAAACAGGATTAAATTGGTCTTGTTTTGCCACACCGGCAGAAGGAACATGCGGTAGATTTTGTGAATATGATAAAAAAAGATATGGTGAAATAAAAGATATTACTGATAAACGGATTTTATACAAATAGCCACACTTTACCAGTAGATTTAGATACAACATTAAATAATAAAATTAAAACTGAATCTCCATTTCATTCTTTAACTAATGCTCGGCCATATTTTTTATTATAAAATTAACGGCGATCCTTCTAAAAATATTGAAGCAGTCGAAACAGCAATTAAAGCTATGTATGATGGCGATTTAGGTTATTATACTATCACCTTTGATAGTGATAGATGTATGAAATGCGGCTACCAAGGGATCATCGATAATGAATGCCCTAAATGTAAAGAAAAAGATGATGGCCATAATATCCTAAGAATTAGACGAATTACAGGTTATTTAGTTGGAAGACCTAATCAATCAATTTCCGAATCTTGGAATGATGGTAAGATGAATGAGTTGAAAAGAAGGAAAAATATTTAGAATATTTTAAAATTATAATGAAAATAAATGAAAAAAGGTATAATAAATTTAAAGAGGATTTATCTATAAATTTTGATATATTAGAAGAATTTTATAAAGGTATACATTTATATTTTAGATGTAGATGTAAAATATGTGGTTCTATTGTTGACATTAGGATTTATAGTTTAATTAAGTGTAAGTTTTGTATTAAAGAAAAGAAGAAATTATTTAGAAAAAATAAAGAAAATAGAAAAAATCAAAAAATAGAATTAAAAAATTATTTTAAAAGTAAAGAATATTATGATTTGAGATACAAGACAAAACATGAAGGTATTTGTTTATATTGTGGTAAGGATACTAAATTTATTAAAGGAAAATATTTTACTTATTGTTCATTAAATTGTGCCGGAAAAGTTAATAGGGCTTTAAGTGGGCATAAATTTGATAAAAGTTTAGATAAAGAAGAACTTTTAATAGAGAAAAAGAAAATAATTGATGAATATAAAAAAAATAATCCAGAAGAAAAAAGGATTGAATTAAGAATTCATAAAGAAAAAAGAAGAGAATTAAAAGATAAATATAGAAAGTATTTTACTTCTAAATGTCAAAAAATTAATTCATTATTGGATTATAAAGAAAGATTAGAAAATTTTAATTGTAATTTATTAAAATATGGTATAGATATTGAATTTAAATGTAATAAATGTGGTAATGATAATAAAGAAAGTTGCCAATTTATTGAAATTAGAACTTCTTTAGGTGTTACACCGTGTACTCATTGTATGGCTAAAGACCGAGGTTCTGCTGAAGAAAAAAATCTAATTAATTATATAAAAAGTATTTATACTGGTTTAATAATTGAAAATGATAGAAAAGTATTGAATGGAAGTGAATTAGATATTTATTTACCTGAATTAAAGTTAGCATTTGAATTTGATGGTTTGTATTGGCATAATGAAGTTTATAAAAAATTAAATTATCATTTAGATAAAACCAATCTTTGTTTAGAACAAGGAATTCAGTTAATTCATATATTTGAAGATGAATGGTTACATAAACAAGATATAGTTAAAAGTAGAATTAAAAGTTTATTTGGTATAAGTAATAAGATATATGCTAGGAAAACCATATGTAAAGAAATACCATATTTAGAAGCTAAAGATTTTTTAGAATCTAACCACATTCAAAGTAATTGTATATCAAAGTATAGATATGGATTATATTTTGAAAATGAATTAGTTTCAATTATGACATTTGGTAAATCTAGATTCAAAGATGAATTTGAATTACTTAGATTTTGTAATAAATTAGGATACAATGTAATAGGTGGTGCATCAAAGTTATTTTCTCATTTCTTAGAAGATTATAATGAAATTTTAGAAGTAATTAGTTATGCCGATAGAAGATGGAGTATTGGTAATTTATATGATAAATTAGGTTTTTCTTTGGAAAAAATTACAAATATTAATTATTATTATGTTAATCAAGGAGTTAGATATAATCGAATTAGATTTCAGAAGCATAAATTGATAAAAGAAGGGTTTGATTCAAATAAATCTGAACATGAAATTATGTTAGAACGAAATATCTATCGTATCTATGATTGTGGTAATCTAAAATATAAATATTCAAGAGGAATAAAATGAATGTCTGATACTAGAGATTTTAATCAAAAGAAACAAAGTTATTATGAAACTATGCATCGTTATAATAAAGAATTTAATGATGATTTTTATTTAATTTCTATAAAATCTATTCGGTTTAGATAATAGTAAAGATATTGAAGAAATTGAGAGATATATCGAATTATTGAAAACTAATTATAAAAAAATAGATAAATTTGTTAGATGTTTAAAAAATGAATTCGGTATTCAGGCAGAGGATTATATAATTGAAAATTTGATTAAAAATAGACAATTAACTGAGTTTTTGATGAATAAAATTAATAAGTTAAGGTGAAAGATTAATAAATATATTAAAGGTTGGACTTCGAAATTAAAAAAGTAATAAATAAAATATAAATAGATAGTTCAATCAAAAAATGTTAATTAACAAGGAGATGATAAATGAATAAGGAAACAATAAAATTATTAAAAGAATCACAAAGATTTTTTCCTGGTAAAAAACTTATAAAAGAAGAATTTGATCCAGAAGAAGGTGCAGGTGAAAATTTAGAAAATGGAGAACCACCTGTTGATCCTTCTTCAGAACCTGGCACAGGAGAAGAAAATATTCAAGATTTTTCAGATGCCGTTAGTGATGTATTAGAATGTGAGGAAGAAGAATTAGATGAGGTATTTGGTAAATTACTTGAAGATTTAGAAGCAGCTCAAGATAATGGAGAAACAAAGGTAATTGTTAATATTCAAGATGTTTTAGACTTATTAAATGGTTATATAACTGAATAATTGAATAATTGAATAATTAAAGAGGAGAAAAAGCCTAAAGTTTTAATAACTTTAGGCTTTTTTAATAAATACTATATAAAATTGAATTTTATAGGAGAAAAAAGATGGCAAATTTTAATAGTATTTATACTTCATCTTTAGCGAATAGTAAGGATTTATTGACTACTTGGCAATTTCAGGTTATTATTGATGTATCAACTTCTTCACCTTTGACAAATACATTTAAATCTGATGAATTATTATTAAGAGCTAGAACTGCTAAAATACCAGGTAAATCTTTTGGTGTATTAGAAACTAATTTTATGAATTCTAAAAAGAAATATAAAGGAAAATGTACTGTTGATGGTCAATTAAATATTGAATTTGATGAATTTCAGGATTTATATGTTACTCAAGTGATGCATAAATGGCAAGCTATAATGTATAATCATGGAGTTAAAGATGATATTTCAGTTGCTAATGGAGTAACACAAGGCGCTCGGTGTTTCTCAATATTCTAATGATTATCAAGCAACAATAACCGTTATACCTTATGGAACAAATAATGTTCCATTAGCTTGTTCATTCGTATTTTATGATTGTTGGCCAAAAGAATTTCCAGAACAAAATTTATCTATGAATGATGAATCTAAAGTTATTAGATCTGTGAATTTTGAATATGACTATTTTGAATTAATAGAAAATTCTGTATCTTAATTACTAAATAGTTAAATGAAATGTTTTAGAAAGGAAGTTAATGATAAATTAACTTCTTTTTTTTATATTAATTTATAGTAAAAATATTAAAAGGAAAAAGATATGATGCATAATTTTACTTGTGAAAATAAGCCAAAAATAACATTAAAAACTGTTGAAGAGGCAGAGGAAGCTTATGATAAATATTATTTAGCAAATAATTTTAATTTTACTTGTGAAAATAAATATAAAATTAACATTTTACCTGAAATTATGGAAAAAATGAATAAAAGTAATAAAATTGATAGAGAAATAGAAGTTGAATCTTTTTCATATAATGAAGATAAATCGATTTCATTTATTTGTCCAGTAATTGTTTCTAAAAATAGATTATATTCAACTCCTTTATATCCGTTTATATTTGAAGATTCTTATTTAGAAATTTTAAAAGCTTATATTAAATAAAGGAAAAATATGACTCTTTATCAAAATTTATTTCAAAATTTATTCGCTAGAGAATTAGAACATATTAGGAAAGATTTTCCAATTATTGACCCTAAATTAATTAAATTTAAAAATACTTATTTAAAATTATCTGAAAAAGTAATTAAATGTAAAATAAAAAAAGATGAATATTATAAAACAAAAGTATATCAATATACTTTCGAAAGAAGTTTATTTGAGTATAAAGAAATTTTAGATTTTGATATAATTAATAAAGTTCCTAAAATTAAGTATATTAATGATAAATATAATAGATTAGAAAAAGAATTAGATAACCGAATGTATAAATTAGATCATTATTTACGTTCTAATAAATTACTTCTTGATAAATTAAATGCGCAATATATATTATCATTACCAAAAGAAGAAAAAGTAGATAAAGAAGAGAATAAAAAAGAAGAAGAAAAAAGATCTTTAAATGCTATTTTTAAAAAATTAAAAAATAAATTTTTAATGGCAAAAAAATTAGATGGTAATAAAGGATATAAAAATCAATATCAATTTTTGAAATCTTTTGAAGATAAAGAAGGACAAGAAAAAACTGGCAATAGATCTTCATGGTTATTACATGAATTTGTAAATTATCTTAAATTAGAAAAAGAGGTAAAATGATAACAATTTTAATAGAAAATTACGATCCTTATAATGATAAGAAATATTATTTTGGAAAAGAAGTAAGAATTTCATCTTGGCAGTACCAAGCTAAAAATACAATTTTAAAAAGTCTTCAAATGCCTTATAAAAATGCTAAGATTATAATTGATAAAAAAGAAAAGAAAACTGTTTATAATTTTAATACCGATGAATTAATTATAGAGATTCAAAAAATAAATGAAGAATTACTTAGCATAAAACAAATAACTATATTTGGTATTATTGAAGATGAAATTTCAAAATATATAAATGAAGTAGAATTAAATAAGTGGTTTGACCCTTTTGAAAGTTTTTATAATTTAGAATTGAAAAATTAAAAATGATTTATAAATATAGTAATTATTAAAGAAATAGAAGAAGAATAAAAGGAAAAATATGGAATTATCATTTTTGAACCCATTTTCAGATAAATTTTTACAAGCACCGATGGAAAAAAGAAGAGAGCAAGAATTAAATTCAGTTGCTAATTCACATGGAGTAGGTGAAGGTTTTTATGATTGGACTTCATCTTTTAGTAGTTATGGTAGTTTTGATGGAACCGCGTCATTTAGCACAAATGCTATTATGTTTGATACTTTATTTCAAACTAAAAAAGGAAGAATTTCATATTATCGTAATATGGCAAGATATCCAACGGTATCTAAGTATCTTCAAATGGTTCGGTAATGAATGTATTTGTCCTAATGAAAAAAATGAAATTTTTGAATTTGGAATTAAAGATTCTTATAAAGGTGAATTAAAAGAAGTAGAATATAATGCATTAAGATCTGAATTTGAATATATAATTAATTCTGTATTACATGCAGAAGAAGAAACATACGATTTATTTGAAAAATGGCTTATCGATGGAGAAATGTTTTGGGAAATATGTCCTAATTCAAAAGGAGATTCAGTTGAATCTATAAAAATTTTACCTCCATTTGCTACTTTACCAATTTACAATGATAGTGGTATAATAATGGGATTTATTGAAGATTTATCATTAATATCCGGTGAATCGAAAAATAAAATTCGTCAATTTAGAGCAGATCAAATGGCATATTCTTCATATGGAGAATTTGGTACTAATAAAACAGATGTAAGACGGATATTTAGAAAAAGCAATGCGTCCAATTAATCAATTAAAAGCTATTGAAGATTCTTTAGTTGTTTATAGATTAACTAGAGCTCCAGAAAAAAGAATTTGGAATGTATATGG